AAAAAAAATCAACTTAAGGATCCACAATCGCCTGGATCACGCGGCGTTGCACTTAGCAAAAATGATCCACCGAAAAGATATTTCGACTACATTGTAAGATTTCCAAAAAAAACTAATAGACAAAAGTAATATTTTGCTTTACAATAAGCGGCAAGGAGCAATCTTATGAAAACACTCAACACAGACGAACAAGCAAAAGTAAAACATGTTATTGAAAGTGGCATAAAAGTTAAACAAGAAGTAAAAGATCTATCAGAAGGTTTACGTGATACAGTAAAAGCCGTGGCTGAAGAACTTGAAATCAAACCAGCACTGCTTACCAAGGCAATATCTGTCGCGTTTCGAGAGTCCTTAGACGCTGAAAAACAGGACATTGAGGAGTTAGAAGAATTATTAGCAATTGCTAAAATAAGTTAATGCACTTTCTAATCTGTGGTGATAGTTTTTCAGCCGATACAAAAGGCTGGCCAGGTAAACTTGGCGCTACCATAACTAATCGCTCACAGAGAGGAATAGGGGAGTATAAAATTTTTCAGCAAGTATATGAAGTTGAACAATTTGATAAAATAATTATTTGTCACACTTCACCATGGCGTATCCATACTCCATATCATCCCATACATTATGATAATCCTGATCGACCTGACAACGATTTCATTTTAGCTGATCTTAATCACCACAAAAATAAATCCACTGATATTGCAGAAGTATATTCGTATATAAAAAAGTTTACTGATTGGAAATACGTTAAATTTTTGTATGATACATTTGTGGAAAAAATGCTTTCGATTCCTAACAGCATCCATATTACTTTCCATGATCCTGAAGATACATCCGCTATTAAACAAAACTATTATGATGTTTGGAAAAAATATCCAGGGGACATCAACCATCTAGACACAACTGGAAATGAAATAATTGCTAAACGTATTGAATCTATGTTATAATAAATTATGAGCTATGTAGACGCACTGTTTGATCGTGATACAGATAAAATTTCTGTAGTAGAAAGAGTTGAAGGACAAAGAAAATACATCGAATATCCTGCTCGATATGTAGCGTACTATGATGATCCAAAAGGAAAATTTAAATCTGTTTATGGGACTCCAGTATCACGCATCGCAACCAAATCTGGAAAAGAGTTCAAGCGAGAAGTTCACATGCAGTCAGGAAAAAAACTGTATGAATCAGATATCAATCCTATTTTTAGATGTTTAGAAGAAAATTATTTGAACAAAGATGCTCCGGAACTACAAGTAGCATTTTTTGACATTGAGGTTGATTTTGATCCAAACAAAGGTTATGCCAAACCTGCTGATGCTTGGGCGCCAATTATTTCAATAACTGTATATCTGCAGTGGTCAGATCAGTTGATATCGCTGGCTATTCCTCCTAAAGACTTTCCAAATCCAGAAATCATTGAAAAAGAATTTGAAAATACTATGCTGTGTGAATCAGAAGCAGACATGCTGGACAAGTTTATTACACTAATCGAAGACGCTGATGTGTTGAGTGGTTGGAACAGTGAAGGATTTGATATCCCATACACAGTCAACAGGATACAAAAAGTAATGTCAAAGGATGACACAAGACGCTTATGCTTATGGAACACATATCCACGCAAAAGATTGTTTGAAAGATTTGGCAATGAAGAAATAACATATGATATAATTGGCAGAGTACATTTGGATTATATGCAGTTGTATAGAAAATACACTTATGAGGAAAGACACTCATACGCATTGGATTTCATTTCAAAGATGGAATTGGGAGAACAAAAAACTCCATATGAAGGTACATTAGATCAATTGTATAATAAAGACTTTATTAAATTTATAGAATACAATAGACAAGACGTGGCTCTGTTGGGTAGATTAGATGAAAAGCTAAAGTTCATAGCACTATCAAATGAATTGGCACATCAAAATACTGTATTGATACAAACAACAATGGGTGCTGTGGCAGTTACAGAACAAGGCATCATCAACGAAGCACACAGGCGTGGCATGGTGGTTCCTGATAGAGTAAGAAGGGAGCCAGGATCAGATCCCGCGGCAGGCGCCTATGTGGCATATCCTAAAAAAGGACTTCAAGATTGGATCGGATCAATTGATATCAATTCACTGTATCCATCAGTAATTAGAGCACTTAACATGGCTCCAGAAACTATTGTTGGCCAACTTCGTCAGACACTTACAGAAGAAGAAATAGAACGCAGGATGACCATGGAGAAGAAATCATTCGCAGGCGCATGGGAAGGCGAGTTTGGGTCGCTTGAATATCAAGCAGTTATGCGTAAAGACAGAGCACAAAGTATTACTATTGATTGGGAAACTGGTGAGTCAAATATTCTTAGTGCGGCAGAGGTATATGAACTTATCTTCAACAACGATCAACCTTGGATACTATCCGCCAACGGAACAATATTCACGCATGAATTTTCAGGTGTGATCCCTGGACTGTTAGAACGCTGGTATGCTGAAAGACAAGAACTACAAACTAAAAAGAAAAAGGCAATCGATGCCGGAAATCAAACAGAAACTGCTTTTTGGGACAAAAGACAACTTGTAAAAAAGATTAATCTTAATTCGTTGTATGGCGCTATTCTGAATCCTGGTTGTAGATTTTTTGACACACGCATAGGCCAGTCCACTACACTTACAGGAAGATGTATCACTAAGCACATGGCATCAAAAACAAATGAAATAATTTGCGGCGAATATGACTACAAGGGTCAAGCGGTAATATATGGTGACACAGACTCTGTGTATTTTTCAGCGTACAAACCACTGAAAGCCGAGATTGATGCAGGAAATATTCCATGGTCAAAAGAGTCTGTGACACAGTTGTATGATTCTGTCGCAGAAGAAGTTAACAAGTCTTTTACAAAATATATGCAGGAAGGATTCAATTGTCCAGCAACCTATGGTAAACTGATTGCGGCAGGCAGAGAAGCAGTCGGTTCGAAAGGATTGTTTATCACCAAGAAAAGATATGCTATGAAAATTTACGATCTTGAAGGCGAAACAGTAGATAAAATCAAGGCAATGGGACTAGATTTGAAACGTTCAGATACTCCTGCTTACATACAAAACTTTTTGTCAGATGTGTTAGACAAAGTATTGACTGGATCACAAGAAGATGAAGTAATGGATTTTATAGCGGACTTTAGATTAGAATTTAAAAAGATGCCAGGATGGGAGAAAGGTTCGCCACGCCGTGTGAACAAACTAACTGAATATCATTCACGTGAAAAACGCAAAGGAAAAATTAACATGCCTGGACACGTGAGAGCTGCCATCAATTGGAACACACTAAAGAGAGTTTACAATGACAAATATTCTATGGACATTATCGATGGACAAAAATGTATAGTGTGTAAACTGAAAGATAATCCTATGGGTTATACATCAATTGCTTATCCAACAGATGAATTACGTATTCCACAATGGTTCAAGGAACTTCCATTTGCTGATGATGAAATGGAGTCAACACTAATCAATAAAAAGTTAGACAACCTTATTGGAGTGCTTGATTGGGATCTTGGTAATTCTGAAGCAGATAACACATTTGATAAATTATTTTCATAATGGTTTCACGACGTCAAATAAAAATGGCCATAGACTTATTGGAAAAAGCTTGCCAAGAAGATTTTGTAGAACTTAAACAAGAACTTAAAGACTCATTGGAGTCTGCTAAAAATCAATTACATCACAGTGATCAAGCATACAAATTATTGTCTGCAGATCAGGGAAAATCAATATCAGTGTATGGATTTGACGATAAATTTTTTTCCAGTTTAGAAGTCAACCATTCTCATGCGGTTAAGAATTTTATAGAAAATTGGTTAACAAAACAAAGTGATTGGAGATTTGCCTGGTGTTGGATATGTAGAACGCATGTAAAATATACACCATTATCAGTAAAATCTCATTTAGTTTACATATGTACAAAAAATTATAATACAGCAGATATAGCCAATGTTGCTAAAACTGATTATAATACACACCCTAGTTCGTTTTTACAAAAAGTAAGAATGAAACCATTAAATGACTATGGCCTAATATATGACATTGATATTCCATACAATCAAATAGGAACCATTATTTGTTTAGACTACTTTCCATATTTGTCCTTAGAACAAATAAAACAATATCTAGAATCCTTTAAAAAAATACTTAGACCAGGAGGACAAGCAATGGTACACTACGCTGATGGTGATAATGAAAAAGAATGGCAAGAAGTTGTCAATCAAAAAATAACATTTTGTAACGAAGAAACCATTAGAAAGTATTCACGTGATCTAAAATTAGATTGTAAATTTTACCATATTGATTCTATGTATAGTTTTTTTGTAATAACCAAACTTGGCGAAAAAACAAGCATTAAACAACACATGACTAAAATTGAACCAGTAACAAAAAAGATAGTTTGACTTTAGCTCTAAATAATCTTATAATGATAGTTAGGAGATACACAGTATGAAAGACACATTACAAGACGTCGTCCAACACACACATTCACTTGGCTTTATTGATTTGGTGAAGGTTGTTGGTGATGACCAATCAACACAGATTGATGCCATGGCCGAAGACAGATCAGTTGTGGTTAAATCACAACTTAAATCACCTGTAGCAGAATTCAAAGGAACATTTGGAATGCCTAACTTAGGTAAACTTGATATACTACTCAAACTGCCTGTCTACAAAGACAACGCTAAAATAACAGTGAACAAACAGGAACGCAATGGTGAAACTGTTCCAGTTGGCCTACATTTCGAAAATGAATCAAATGACTTTAAAAATGATTATCGCTTTATGAATGCTGAAATTGTAAATGAAAAATTAAAATCTGTTCAGTTTAGAGGTGTTAATTGGCATGTAACAATTAAGCCGACCATGCCTGATGTACAAAGATTAAACTTCCAAGCACAAGCAAACGCGGAAGAAAATGTGTTTACAGTATCAACAGATGGTGATGCACTAAAGTTTAAATTTGGCGATGCTTCATCACATGCTGGAGAATTTACATTTGCCAAAGGCATACAAGGTAAACTTGATAAAACTTGGGCTTGGCCAGTGGCACAGGTTATTCAGATTCTCAAACTAATAGAATCCAATGAATGTGAAATGTCCTTTTCCGATGATGGTGCTTTACAAATAACTCTTGATTCTGGTATGGCTTCATATCAGTATATACTGCCTGCACAAAGCAAGTAAATGAACGTTAATCTTACTGCTGAACAAAAAGACTATGCTGTGTTCCTTCCAGCAGTAAGTGGATTTTATGCTACCTTTATTGGCAAACAACAGTCTTCAGAATATGTTGAGACTAATCGTATTCCTTCAAATTTTACACATGGCGTTGAAAGTTTAAATTTCCTCAACCCCAATGAAGGCCAATTTCAATACAAATGGTGTTTATATTCGGCTGGACATGCTGACT